CCGAGCAGGATCAATACCAAACTGCTTGAAGTATGACTGAGGTGAGCCAAATTCTGAGTCATAGAATAGAATCACTGCATCATCGTATTTCTTTAGATATGCACCTGCCATAAGAAGAGCAAATGAAGTCTTAAAGTGCTTTGAAGGGCCAGCGAGAACAGTAAGTCCAGGAGTAAGACCTCCATCTGGATCACCTGATAGTGCAACGTTCACCATCGGAACGTCAGTTTGCACCATATCTTTTTCATTGAAGAACTTTGACTCAGACAATACTTCAGTCGTCTTAAGCTTAGAGTTCTTTTTCAATCTGTCCATAATTGAAGACATTAAATAAATTCCCATTCGATATTTGTTTCATTAAACAGATCCATAGACATTTTCCATGAGTCAGCCCAACGTGGATCATCAGGATTACCTTGCATGACTACACGTTTTATTCCAGTTTGAATTAAACCAAGTGCACACCTGTTGCAGCAAGGCAATCCCGATACGTACATTGTAGCACCATCAAGTGATACTCCATTATATGTAGCGTTGTAAATAGCATTCATTTCTGCATGAACGATTAATTCATATTTAAGTTCACGATTATTATAGCGATAATCAGCATCATCTATACCACGAGGAAAGCCATTATAACCAGTGCATAAGACTTGGCCTTTATCGCTAACCGCCACTGCACCTACCTGTGTTGATGGATCTTTAGACCAGGAACTAACCTGTTGTGCCATCTTAATATAGCGAAGATCCCATTTGCGAGACATATCTTTTCCTAATGTTGTGGATGATTAATTATAACAAAGTTATCCGCCAATGTAAACATCCATTTCTGGACGATACCAAACTTTTTGATTATGAATACGACCAAGCAGGTTATAAATTTGCGATGTTTCTTCTGATAGCTCTAGAATCTTTTTAGCAGTGCTAGGAGTCTGACACAGCCCCGATAGTTCAGCAAGACGAGTATATAGTGCCTTCTCAATATGTGAGATATCATTTACAGTAAGAGTGAAGTTTGTATTAGGTTTCATCGGGTTTCTTTTTCCTTTTGTGCTCTTAAGGCCGCAAGAATATAAAGCCTATGTTGTCTGTATTCTTGTACAACTTGCGCGAATGTCTTTGTCATGCTAGTAGCTCCGTTAGTGAGTGTGTACTATTATTTACTTTCTTTTGATATGCAACAGGCCTCCAAATATCTGGATACATAGGCGTATCATCTTCGTTCATCATATAATAACCAGAAGCATTAGTAAGACCACGACCTGAACGGTCAAGGTTATTCAAAAATCTAACATAGATGCATAATGTATCTTCATGTGCAACAGCATTAGTACCTAGGCGTTCAGTAAGATTTGCTAATGCCGCGTCATGATATTCGTGTTCGCTCATGCCCTTAGGTCTGCGAAACATTTGCTCGATTGCCTGTCTTGCATTATTGCCACAATACAAACTAGAATTTGGATCAACATACTGTGGATGGTACGTAGCGATGTCAGCAATCATTTGTGCATAAGGAAAGTTCCAGCGACGTACACCTCTATCAATATTCTTTTGATTAAGCCTGTCAGTCAATTTCTTTTGATCTAAAGGCGCGGCGTTATTCATAGCAAGATTTTCTTCTAACCAGCCAGTCAATTCCTTCATCAACTCTAGACCAAAGGTAGTAATGTGCTGTGTCAGATTCAAGCCCTTTATCGGTGTAGGATTTTGGTTTCCGATAGTAGAAAACATTTTGCGGTCTGCGGCTTTCCATTCCTTCATAAGGTTAGCCATTTCATCTGCAGTCTCATATAACCCAAAATGCGTTACCACTGAATGGTGATAACCGTGCCAATCCTTGCCAGCATAAAACCCTGAACCAGTACTACGATGAACGTAGTAGGCATAAACGTGTTCTAATAAAGACCACTTATCTGTCACATATTTTTTAACGCGTTCTTGCACGGCTACTGGTCGCTTCTTAAATACTCGCTGATCAGTGCCGTAATTTAAATCCTGATTGACATTATTGAAACCTTCATACGTACGAGATACACAATTGTAAGCAGGAATGTTTTGCATCAGCGGGTCGTTGACATGCTTATTGGCCTCAGGGCCAAGATAATCTAGGTCGCCGATTAGACAGTTCTCTTCTAGCCAAGCGGACTTTGGCCAGAAGTAATTTACGTAACAATCATAGTTTGGTCTTGTTTCAAGTGCTGTCATGACATGAATATCTCCAGTGGGTCGTGTGTTAGCTCACCCCAATTCTTCCTACGATACTTCATAGGATTTAGGTGAACCGATTGTGGTCGTTCCATGTTTCCAGTTGCATAGATTTCTGGATCCATATCGTACCATTGGTTAGGACATTTGACAATGCTCATGCCAAGATCAGTCATGCATCGCTCCATAAGCTTGACTACAGCAGAACGTTCTTCTCTAGAACCCGTAAATGGGCGCTTGTCATAGTATCCAGTCTTTGGCAACTTGCGACCTTCAAACTCGATAGGCCATGGCAATCCATACTCTACTTCAAGACCAGTGCTTTTACCAAAATCGTTAAGGCTACTTATCATGGTCTCAACATCAGCATTGAGACGAACAATATGATGGCGAATATCAATATTACCAAGTGATATAGTTAAGCCTTTATGATAAGATTTAATATGAGAACGAATATATTCAAAATCCGTATTAATTTGATTATTTAGAGTAGTTCCATCTTGTTTGACAGTTGAACTATTTAAAGGTGCATAGGCACACGTGTGACTATCACCAATAGCTAACCATTCATGCTTAAGATCAGAACCTACTATGCTTTTTGCTTCAGACAGTTTTTGAGTAATGGCATCACACCAGCCCTTATCTTCTACGTCTTTTCTCTTTTTTAGCTGTTCACCATAAGCAACAGGAGGACCATCTAGAAAAGTAATATTTTCTGCATTAAGAAAATTATCTACGCTTGATTTCAGAAAGTCATTAAACCCACCCATAAGATTAATTGTACCACCAAAGTTAGCGCCAGGTAATACGTAAATATCCTTATGAAATGAATTTTTATGGTCTAAATCAATCTCAAGGTTCTCTGACCACGTACGAGCATAGCCAAAGCTGTGGCTCGTTTCTTTTTTAGGTATTTTAGCAAATGTTCCAACTATCCTTGCCATAATATAAATCCCCTTAAACTACTAAATTAAAATGTCTTTCATATACATGCAAGTTCATTACTTGCCAGATCAGGTCACCTTTTGTAAGTTCATAACCTTCTTCATTTAGATTATCAATAGCACGATCCATAAGATGTTGTGCCCAAGCGTAATCATTCTTATAGCCAAATACTACATCATTAGAACGCATTTGCGATACCATATGCAGTTTATTATCACGAATATAAAATGTTTGAGCATTAGTACAGATAAAATCAGATTTACCATTTTCGTTGTACTCAGCCCAAATAGAGGGACGATTATAAATCATCTGAGCACGCCGGCTATCTGGATTCGCAATCAACTCGGCAATGGCGTTATAGTACTGATTATAAAACTTTGGAGAGTCTACAAGATATCCGTAGTTTGAATTGATATTACCATACTTATCTGCTGAATACTTCCAAGCAGCAGGAGCATCAGCACCGGACTCTGTGTTAATATCGTAGATGTTAGTAGACTGAGACTCGTACCAAGCAATCTCTTTATCAATGTATTCTTGATTAGGAATGCCGAAGATGGATGGTTCATCGGCGATGAATGATGCACCTAGCATCTCAATAGTCTTGGCACCAGTTTTATCAATGGTATATCGCTGGGCGTCCAGTTCGTCAAAGAAGTGGTCACGAATATCAGTCACTTTTAGCATTATCAGCTACTCTCTTTCTAAGTCCAGATGATGAAAATCTATGGTTCCGTTTGTTGAAGTGGAACTCAATACCTATTTTACGACAAATATCTTTGCCTGTAAACTCTTTTTCTTTATATTCTTCTCCTAGAATACGAATATTAATTGGATACATTTCTAGAATATCTAGGAGATCTTGTTCAGAATGATATACTACAATCTCATCAACATATTTCACTGCCGATAGTTGTGCGTATCTTTCTACAATAGTCTGAACGGGTTTATTCTTCTCAGGTCTATCGTAACTCGGATCGACCTGTAGTCCGCAAATAAGATAATCACATTGAGCCTTGGCTTCGCGCAGCATCATAATATGCCCGGCGTGAAGCAAGTCAAATGTGCTACAAGTAAATCCAACTTTCATGTTTATCCTATTTTTTACGTCTACGTTTTTTATTAACTGTTCGACGAACATCAA